AGAGAATGAAATCGCTTACCCATGTAGCCAACGCATTCCAAGCTATCAGTGAAGATTGTGCTGACGCCTTTTGGGCTGTCACCGAATACTTCACAGATTTGCTTCCAAGTGTGTGCCTGCTCCTTTTAGGCGTGTTATGCGTCTTCTTGGTGTGGGTTGTGTTGTCTGCTATGGTAACTTTGGTTGCTAGTTGGATTGACTGGCTCGGTTGTTACATGTACGTACGTCGTCATGTTCGCGAGGCAGCACCACTTGCGCCAGTTGAGGTTTATGCCAAGATTATGTTTGATGAAGCCGGCCCATACCAACTTCTTGAGTTGGAGGGTCGTGTGCTCAAAGTCCGTCCGGAAGGGCGTGAGGAAATTCTGGTAGCTTGCGCCTCCTTGCCCGAAATCAAATCAGGGTTCAAGGAGAAGGCAGTTGTCGGCAGTACTCCGCGTGTGACCGCCCCACCAAAGGGTGTTGTCTCCCTCCGGGCAGATGGACAAATTGTTGGCATGGGCGTGCGTACTACTGTTGGAAGGCAGACTCTCCTTCTTACAGCTACTCACGTCCTCCAAGAACTGGCGATGCGCGATCAGGCGTCCATTGAGTACAATGGCTTAGAGGTTCCTTTCGAGAAATCTTGGCCTCTTGTATTTGCCTCCCCAACGGGTGACTTGGACGTTTGTGGCATGGAAGTCCCAGCTAAGGTCTGGTCTGCTTTGGCAGTTCCGGCTCGAAAGCTGAGCACCAAGCCCACCGGCCACAAAGCCGTTTCCGTCTATGGGTATTCTCAATTGGGAAGATTCCAAGTCGCTAGCGGTATTGCGGTTGCTGACCACGCTCCATATCGTCTTTTACACACTGTCTCGACACGCCCGTCTTACTCCGGTTCCCCTCTTTTTGATGGTGATCGGGTTTATGCAATTCATACCGAAGCCTCTCGTACCCCAAACCGCAATGTAGCGACTAGTCTTCTTTTCCTTAACCGGAAGGAGTCTGACACCGCTGAAACATTGTGGCCTCAGGTTGAAGACATCGACGAATTGGACGAGTATCAAGAGATGCGCATCCATGGATTCGAAGAGCGAATTTATTTCCAAGGGCGTCACCATTACCGTGAGGAATTGGATGATATACCCATTGGTAACTGGGCCGATTATATGGACAGTTTGGATGCTGGAGACGATATGTATTTGGAATCCGACGGCCAAATGAGCTGCCCAAAAGGGGCGAAGGCATCGTTGCTGGTGATGCCATCGCCGCTGAAATCCAGCGACTCGGAGCCTATCAATGGCGAGAGTCAAAAGAAATCAGCCAGGAAGGATTGCGTCTCGCAAACGCAGGCTCCACAGGAGTGCGTTTCTTCACCCCCAAAGAAGGAAAAGAGGAAACGCGCGCCGCGAGCGAAGCAAAGCTCCTCCTCCCTGCCCTCCGGCAGTGGACTTGGCCCACGCGAGGTGCTCAAGCCGAGCGTGGCAGCCTCTACCTCCAAGCCCGGAAACATCGGAAAAGCACAGCCCCCCAAAACTCCCAGAAAGCCCTTGAGCGGGTCTTCCAGGAGTACCCCAAAACAACAGTAAAACGTTGGGCTGAGGAGAGCAATCTCCAGAGCCTGGGGTGGGGGAATGATCACGTGCTGCGAACGGACATTGAGCGCGTTTTATTGAGCGTTAAAGGTGATTCATCACCTGGCGTTCCTTATAGCGCGCTTGGTGGTACAAATGCTGAAGTTTTGAAGCATCATCGTCTTTTTATTATTGACGCTGTTGTCCATCGTATTCGGCTTTTGCTGTCTATCGATACTGAAGGTCTTGGGAGTAGAGATCTAGTACAACTTGGTCTCTGTGATCCTGTGCGCTTATTTGTCAAGAACGAGCCGCACAAGGAGGCCAAAACGAAAGCTGGTAGGTTCCGTCTCATAATGTCGGTATCTCTAGTTGATCAGTTGGTTGAGCGATTAATTTCCTCCCGACAAAATCGAGCTGAGATTATGAGATGGGAGAGTATACCATCAAAGCCAGGAATAGGTTTGGACGATATTTCTGTGGCTACTATCTGGGAGCAGGTTGCACCTGTGTTTAAGGATGGTAAGCTTATGGAAACGGACATTTCAGGCTTTGATTGGAGTGTGCAGGAATGGGAATTACGGTTGGACATGGAAGCGCGGGTTAAACTCTGCTCAGCAGGACCGCTTCTTACAAAAGTCATGATGAATCGTGTTTACTGTACCGCTCATTCCGTATTTTCGCTTTCGGATGGTTCTTTAATTGAACAACTTGATGGTGGTATCCAGAAATCAGGGAGTTATAACACGTCGAGCACGAATTCGCGCATCCGTGTCATGCTGGCTTATATGGCTGGATCTCCTTGGTGTATCGCCATGGGTGATGATAGTCTTGAATACTATGTTCCAGGTTCGCTTGAGATTTACTCGCAGCTTGGTCATGATATTAAAGATCATCGTATCGCTTCTACGAGTTTTGAGTTTTGTTCTCACCAATTCCAGAATGGTAAAGCCATTCCTGTCAATTGGACCAAAACTTTGTATCGGTTGCTTTCACAACCTGAAAGCAAGATCGATCGCCTCGGTGACGAGTTTGTTCAACAATTTTGCTATGAAATGAGACATAGCGAGGAACTGTCAGGTTGTTTAGATTTGCTGGAACAGGTGGGTTGGAGGCGCCTGTAAAACAACCAAAGGAAGTTCTTGACATGACAGACCCGAGTCTAGGAGGTATACTTGAATCTTTTCCAGGCCAATATGGTGATTTGTCTAATGTGAGCCCCTCAGAGAAGTGGTATAATCCATCTACTGGTGAGGT